AGGTTACGAGCTTCGGCCTAGCGAAACCAACAATCTCCTTGCCAATATAGCGACGCTTTACCATGACCATTCCGCCGTTGCGTTGATCTCCATCTCCTGAAGTATTGCCTTCGATACAGAGAACGCTTGTTGTGCCAACCTTGACGACAATTCCGATGTGACTGATGCGATCAATGCCATCGTGTGGAAAATCCATAAAGCATAGATCTCCAAGCTGCGGCTTATCTTCAATCCATCGCCCAAGCTCTTTCATCTTATGAGCTCCGGCAGCCGTTGAAACCATTGATGGAATCTTGACGCCGGCAGTGTGGAAGACCCAGTTGCAGAAGGATCCGCACCAGGGCAATCCATCGGCCTTTGTGAACTTGCCGTACTTTGTCAGATTCTCGCCAGTCTCAACTGTGCCAATTTCAGCTAGTGCGACTTCGATAATCCGTGCAGCAGTGCCTTCTGGATACATCAGAGCCCAAGTGCCTTCAAGTCATCAGCAGTTAGACCAAGTGCAGCAAGTTTTGCTTCTGCTGCTGCTTTAGCCGCTTTAGCTTCGGCTTTCTTCGTGGCAATTTCTTCTGCTTCGATTTGAGCCTTTTCGTATTCTGCCAATTCTGCGGCGCTCATTTCGCGTTCAATAATTTCGCCTGTTTCGACATTGTGTTCTGTCACCATTAGTGTCATTTTATTTTACTCCATAAAGTGTATAAGTGCCTGTTGAATAAGTGCCACCGCCAGGATTAACGCGCAATCTGTCAATTGCCGCCGTACTTTTTACCGTTGCATAAGTTAAATCTGTTGAAAGGTTTGGTCCAGCGTAAGTATAGACAAATTGGCACTGAACGTGTTTCCAAGATGTTGTGTTGGTGTAATCGAAGACATTAATTACTAAAGCGCTTCCAGTTTGTGCAGCGATCATGGTGTTATAGAACGGTGAAATTGCACTGCGAGAACTCCCGCCGTCTGTCAGGAATGTCGTGTTGCTAATGTCTAACACGTTCATTGTGTAATCGGTGACGGTATTTGCCAACACTTGGAAGCTTGTAATTGAAGCAGAATAAGTCATCCCGCGCAAGACTAGTTGAAGATTATTATAGGAACTTGAAATCGAAGTTAAATCGAGACTTGATCCGCTAAGTGACCCACTTGCTAACACAGTCATGCCGCCAGAGCTTGCTGGTGCAGCCCATGCTGGAACACCGCCACTGACTGTAAGAACATTTCCCGATGACCCAATGCCCAATCGTGTATTCGTGTTAGCAGTTGCAGATGAATAAGCAAGATCACCTAATGTCGTGCCAGGTTGTAATGCTTTTAATCGTGTATCAACGCCCTGAAGTGCAACATCGAAATCGGCTGGAAGATCCGTGACCAAATCTGTGGCCGTCGGAAGAACAAAGCCATAGTTCGTAGTTGGATTTGCCATAAGTATTTCCTTTCGTTATGAGACTATTGTGGCATATTGCCACTCTAAAGTCGGCGACACGGTATTCCAAGCCTCGTTTATTGGCACGTCATTCCATCGCATGGCTTGGAGTGAATACGCCAATGGAGACATAAGAAGAGTGATGTCGAGCTGATTGTAAGAAGCTCTAAAAGTCCAGCCCTCAACAAAGCCTTGAAACGTGCCGGAGGACATATTCGGCGGAAGGTCGTTAAGTGCAATCGGCTGACCCATGAAGATATTGATGAGAGCGTTACGATCGCCATTGTCTAGCTCTGGATTCGTCAAGGCGTAAGTGATGGAATCAAATATCGGCTGAGGATAGGCTCGTAGTGCCAGATAGAACGCGGCCTGATCTTCAGCATCGTGTAGGTGTCGAAGCGTTGTTGTAAAGATTTGTGATAAATCGCCATAAAGTGCAATCGATGCTGAATCTGTGTCACTGACTTGATTTGATGAGTTTTGGCCGTAGCTGATGGTAATGTCATTTCTAACATCGCCTGCCCTTGTCTTAATGGTGATGCCTTGACCTAGCGCGTGATTGGCAGTCAAATCGGTGTATCCGTTAGCTGCAAGGTAATTCGTTCGGTGAGTCGAATCAGCATAAGAAATAAGGCCGGAAGCGTCCTCGTATAAATAACCTAATCCGCTACTGGCGAGCGCGGCGACTAAGTCATAGATAATGATGCGATCCGATGAGCGTTGCGCCAGCTCATAATTGCCTGGAGTGTCAATCTCACCAAGTCCATTATTTCCAGCCGTCGCCCATGTTGTCGTCGGATCATAAGTGCTCCACTGAAGCGCGGCTGGAACTTGCTGCCATTGAGCCAATAGGACTTCGCGCAAGATGGTTTCTATCTGGTCGCCGTCAAAGTCATGAGACAAGACGCCATTTGTGAGAGCCTTCTGAAGCCTTGCAAGGGCTCCTAGAGCCGTGATGGTGACTTCTTGAGTGTAAGCCGTTGAACCTACCTGAGACACGCTTACAGAGATGTCCACGATTGAGCCGCCAAAGATTGGCACATAAACCGCCGATGTGTCCTGCACTTCAATTGAGATGGTGTTGTTGATTTCATAAGGTATTGCAGCTTGACCAAAGACAATGAGATTGACTGAGCAATAGCCGGCTTGGGCTTGTTCATAGATATTCGTGCGCCCTGACGTAATTGTTAGATTGGCCAACACTGAATCGGTGACGTCAGTGCCATCAATTTTGACGCGCCAGACTGGATTCCATTGTGTCATTAGATTGCCTGAAGTGCGGAGGCTCCGCCAGTGCCACGATAGAACGAATCATTGAGAGTCTTGACGATTGTGCGTGCCGTACCTTCGGGATCAATTGCGCCATTGACTGTCACATTGATTCGAGCAGCGTTTTGAGAATCTGTGAAACCGCCGCCGCCTTGAGCAGCTAAACGCGCCGCATTCTGTGAATCGGTAAATCCTCCGCCCACGCGAACTGCTCCTGAAACGGCTGAAGTGACGCCAGCCGATGATGTTGTTGTAGATCCTGTTCCTGTTGAACCTAGAACACTAGGAACGGAGATTGTAGGAATGTTCGATGCTGACGTAGTTGCTGATGGAATTGTAACTTTTGGAACGCTAATTGATGGAGCTGAAATCTGTGAAACGTTAGGCAAGAATGGAATTGAGTTATAGACACGAATGAGAGCATTGATACCAGCTACGGCTCCAGAGATTAACGCGTTTAGGCCAGAGATTACCGCGCCGATGACGTTGATAATTCCGCCAGCAATTTCGCCGACAACCTTGAAAGCTCCTCCTAAGACTGTGACTAGAACCGGCACGACGTACTTTTGAACGAATCCAATAAACTCTGTGAAAGCTTCTTTGTTGTCGTCGATTGCTTTTGTGATTGGCTTAAAAAAGTCAGCGAACTTTCCAAGTGCCGGCACAACCTCATTCACGACGAATTCGACTAGTCGCTGAATGATTGGCAGAAGTTGCGCACCGACTGATTCTTTTGCTTCATCAAATGTGACTTTAAGAATCTGTAAGCGACCGGCGAATGTCTCTGCGTTAGCTGCTGCCGCTCCACCGAATAGATCCGAGAGCCTTGTCTGAGTCTCTTCGAATGACATAGCTTTAAGCTCTGCCGACGATAGTCCGATGCCTAGCTTGCCTAGAGCTGCCGTGTTGCCGTCGTAAGCTTTACCAAGTGCATTAGCTACTGAATCCAAGCCCTTTCCAGTAGCTTGAGAGATGTCGAGTGCAAGATTAAGAAGATCCTGAGCCTTGGTGACGTCGTTAGTTGAAAGCGATAGTCGCTGCAAGGCTGGCCTCAATTTATCGTCAGCCACACCAGTGGCCAGAGATGTCTTGAGAATCTGTTGTTCGACCGATGCAATCATTTCATTTGTTGCACCAGTGGCATTCTTTAACGCAGTCGCTAGACGGATCTGTGCAGCTTCATCTTCAATCGCGGCCTTGACTCCATCGACTGCAAGCTTGACGGCGTAGGCTCCAGCAGCAGCTCCGGCGGCTGCGAATGCCATGCCAGCCTTCTTGCTAAATTCGCCCATCTTTGACGATGAGTTATCTACGTCTCCATTAGCTTGAGCAAGTGATTTTTTTAGTTGATCTACATCAGCAAGAATCGAGAGCTTGAGTGTGCGCGATTGTCCGGCCATTTACCACTCCTTCAAGATTCGGTCGAAAGCATTTTCCCACTTGTCAATGATGTCTGGCTGGATTTCGCGTAGTGTCGGATAAATAAACCAGCCTTTGGAACCAGCGCCTTTTGTAGATTGGCCTGACCAGACTGGGAATTGCTTAAACTTGTTAGATCCGAACTCTGTACCGCCCCAGAGATCCTTTGTCGTTCCACCGCCGGAAAACTTTTGACTTACAAAGCCGAAAGAGAGCTCACCAATCTTGGAAGATTTAGATACACGGGAGCCACTGGCAATTCTGTCGGCGGCCTTGCCTCTGGTGACGGCTTTCTGCTGGATTTTGCCTTGAGCGAATTCTGCCAGAGCTGACGATTCTCTTTTAGCTGCATCAGTAGCTTCTGCGTCCATCGCTTTGAATGCTGATGT